ATACTAGTCCAACGTTAATTTAAAGGAAATAATATGAAAAAAGAAAATAATACTGTTGTAGAAACACAACAAGACCTGACAAAAGTATTTACTGTTCAACCAAAAGTAGAACGCAAACTAGGTGATGAATTTACTATCGATGATAAGCAGGTAGTTGTAGTGGAAGTAAATGATGGTGAATATCATGTGAAGAACAAGGTAGCTCCATTTGAATCATTCTGGATTTAATTAAGGAGGTTTATGACATATACAAAAGCAAAGCTAATCGGATACACACAACCAACAGAAGAATTCAAGGAGAGTTTTAAAGACATTAAAGATTTAGTTGCTTTTTGTGCTCGGGTATCCAACCCCAGTAACCAGATGAATAATGAAACTTCAGATAAGCTAATTAATTATCTTCTGAAACATAAACACTATTCTCCGTTTGAAATGGCGAGTGCAACAATTGAAGTAGAAACTACTCGTGACATTGCTCGACAACTTCTGCGTCACCGCAGCTTTACATTCCAAGAATTCAGTCAACGATATGCTGATCCTACTAAAGATTTATCTTTCGTTACTCGTGAAGCACGATTGCAGGATTTAAAGAACAGACAGAACAGTGTAAAAACAGAAGATAAAGAACTACTGGAATTATGGGAAGAGAAGCAACTGAAATTAATTAGTGATGTGAAGGAGTTATATACTTGGGCAGTAACCAACGGTATTGCTAAAGAACAAGCTCGTGCTGTACTTCCAGAAGGATTAACAATGTCTAGGTTGTATGTTCAAGGAACTATTCGTAGTTTCATTCACTACATTGAAGTGCGTTCAGCAAATGGTACACAACAAGAGCATATTGATTTAGCTATTGAAATTGCAGCAGCTATTGCTACAGTGTTCAAGTTATAAGGAGAATAACAATGAGTAGTATTATTGCACTAGTATATATTAGCTTATCCGAGCTACAAACAATTGATCGTAAGTACACTGAGGAATGGGTTGACAACTCTGAACAAGAGCTTAAACAGGTGTTATATGGCCTAGGAATGGAAGTTAGCCAGAACTATGAGCGTCAGGTTGTAGAACATAGGAATAGGTTCGGTAATTTGATCACAGGTAGTAGGTTTGTTGGTAATTCAAGAACTGATCCTGAGTGGATTAACTCAGGATATGCAAGTGAAGAAGCAATAGCTAAAGCGAGTGGATCAAGACTGGTTTTTGACTTGTACCGTATGCGTGGATTGACAGAATGATTTCGTGGAAAACAGAAAAGGGTTTTCTTCTGTGGGTTAAGCTACAAAATATTAAAGGAATGTAATGGAAAATAAAAACGAATTAATTGGTAAAGAAATGCTATCCGAGAGTAAGTTCTATATGGGTTACTCTCGGTGGGTTGATCTTGACAACCGATATGAAACATGGAATGAATCTGTTGAACGTGTGATGAATATGCATCGTACCAAGTACAAGGATAAGTTAACCCCTGAATTAGAAGCACTAATTTCTTTTGCTGAACAAGCATATAAAGATAAGCGAGTACTTGGTGCTCAACGTGCATTACAATTTGGTGGTGAACAGTTATTCAAGCACGAAGCACGGATGTACAACTGTTCAGTCTCTCATTGTGACCGACCAATGTTCTTTCAGGAAGCAATGTACATGTTACTGTGTGGTTGTGGTGTTGGTTTTTCTGTACAAGAACAACACATTGCTAAACTACCATTAATTACTAAGCCAACTGCACATGCTAAAATCTTTGTAGTACCTGATACAATTGAAGGTTGGGCTGATGCTTTCGGAGTATTACTTTCTAGTTATTTTGTATCTGGTCAGACATTTCCAGAGTACGCAGGTAAAACGGTACATTTTGACTTCAGCTTAATCCGTCCTAAAGGTGCGTTGATTAGTGGTGGATTTAAAGCTCCCGGTCCTGATGGACTAGCTGACGCTTTACGTAAGTGTGAGAAGTTACTACAGAAGTTAGTACAAGATAATCCACGATCTGTAGCTGTTAAGATTTCACCTATCGTAGCCTATGACTTTGTTATGCACATGTCAGATGCTGTGTTATCTGGTGGTGTACGGAGGTCTGCTACTATCTGTATGTTCAGTAAAACTGACAAGGAAATGTTAAATGCTAAGACTGGAGACTGGTACGTAACTAATCCTCAACGTGGTCGTAGTAATAATTCAGTGATGCTTTTACGTGATGAAGTAACACGGGAAGAATGGGCTGAAATTATGGAATCAGTGAAACAAGTTGGTGAACCCGGATTTATCTTCACAGATAACTTAGATTTCTGCTACAATCCTTGCGTGGAGATTGGTATGCTACCTACTTGGGTTGAACCAGAGAAAGAACCAGAGTCAGGCTTTCAAGTATGTAATCTAACTGAAGGTAATGGTGGTAAGTGCAATACAAAAGAAGACCTGATGATCTTGTGTAAAGCAAGTGCTATTCTAGGTACTCTACAAGCTGGTTATACTAACTTCAAATACTTGTCAGAAGCATCACGAAAGATTATCGAACGTGAAGCATTGATTGGTGTTAGTATCACTGGTTGGATGTCTAATCCTGATGTGCTATTTGACGAACAGAATATGATTGATGGTGCAGAGGAAGTTAAGAAATGGAACAGAATAGTTGCTGGTATGATTGGTATCAATGTAGCTGCACGCACTACATGTGCTAAACCTTCTGGTAATGCTTCAGTTATTCTTGGTACAGATTCTGGTATTCATGGTGCTCATTCACCGTTGTATATCCGCAATGTTCAAATGAATGAACAAGATGATGTATTGAAACTTATCCGTGAAATAAATCCTGCAATGGTTGAGAATAGTGTATGGTCTTCTGGTGGTACAGATTATGTTGTTAGTTTTCCTGTAGTAAGTAAAGAAGGTTCTATATATAAGAGTCAGTTACTTGGTGTAAAACAACTTGAGTATGTAAAGAAAGCACAACAGTTTTGGGTTGAACACGGAACTAATTTAGACCTATGTGTAGATAAAAATCTTCGTCATAATATTAGTAACACTATTACTGTAGATGACTGGGATGAGGTTGAACAGTATATCTTTGATAACAAACAATGGTTTGCTGGTATTTCACTTCTGAGTGCAATGGGAGATAAGGCTTACGCTCAAGCACCATTCACAGAGGTCTTTACAGCACAGCAAATCCTTGATATGTACGGTGATGCTTCAATGATGGCTTCTGGATTGATTGTAGATGGTCTACAAGCGTTTAACGGTAATTTGTGGGTTGCATGTGATACTGCTAATGGATGGGGTGAAAAGCTAAGTTCAGATAACAGCGAACATTTACTTAAGCGTGATTGGGTACGTAGAGCTAAGAAGTTTGCAGACAACTACTTCAAGGGTAGTGTTCTGGAAATGACTAATTGCTTGAAAGATTGTCACAACCTTCATAAATGGAGTACAATCAAAAGAACAATGAAACCTATTTCATTCGCTAATGATTTGAAAGAAAAGCATTATGTTGATGCAGATTCATTAGCTGCTCAATCATGCAGCGGTGGTGCTTGCGAAATAGTCTGGTAGGATCAGAGGCTTCGGCCTCTTTTCTTACGTTAAATTAAGGAATACAAATGAAAACATTATTAAAATTTTCAGCTTTATGGTGTAGCAACTGTAAAACACTAGATAAAGTACTAGAACAAGTTGATCTAAGCGACTGTTTGTTAACACCAATTGATATCGACGTTGATCCAGAACTAACCAAAGAATTAAACGTTCGTATGCTACCTACGGTTGTACTACTAGATACCTCTGGAGTAGAAATTAAACGATTTACTGGAGTTAAATCCAAGGAGTTTGTGTTAGAATTCATCAGTTAAATAAAGGAGGTTAAATGACTGCTTTCAACATAAACGATAAGGTCCGTGTTAAACTCACAGACTACGGACGCGAAGTACTAAAGTCAGACCATGAATTGTTCTGGAAAAGCGTAGGTAAAACTATGGAATACCGTCCACCTAAAGAAGATGAAAACGGATGGAGTACTTGGCAACTGTGGAGTCTTATGCACTATCTAGGTGAACACATGTTTCTAGGTAGTAAAAATGTAATCGAAACTGATATACAATTTAAACCTTTCAACGATTAAGGAGAACACATTGACTATTAAAAACTTAGTTAAAATCAAAGACTACCATTCGTATCTTTTGCGGCAGTCTGTTATCTGGCGTACACTCAAGAAGCAATTCTTAGATGAATTAGTAGAAAAAACTCAAGAAAATGTACAACGACTCCACGACATCACAGAACGAGAAATTGAACAGAAGTACTTTCTTGGTTTCAAATACAAAACAACTAAGGAACCAGACACTTCAACTTTCGCTGAAACTGAAGAAGGTAAAGAACTTAAAAACAAGTTAGCCTTGGTTGAACAACGGTTAGAACTACTAGAAAACGAATGGAACCGCACAGAATATTACATGTTGCTACAATTCGAAATGATTGAGATTCAACCTAAGTTAGCTAATTCATTCTTTAGTTATGCTATGCAGGAAATGAAGTCAAGTATTACTTATAATTAGACAAAAAGAAACCCCTAGAAGCCAATTAAGGTTCCTAGGGGTTTTATCATTGGTGAGTACCGAGAGTACTCTGATGTTATTTTGAACGCTTCTACGGCTGTTCTAATCGGTTTTAGGCATATTCTCTAATCTGAACTTACGTTGATCTTCCAGTACTTGATCGTATTGTCTTTCGCAAGTCAACAGATGTAACTTTAGTTCTTCTGTTGATCTAGCAAATTCGATAAGATTGATTGCATTTCCTTGTAGTAGTCCTTGTCCGTTAGTTCCTTCGGTGCTTTCTCCAGTGCTGGTGCCATTGGAAACACTGGTTTGCTTTCCGGTACTACCACCGTTGGATTGTGACTGCAACCACTTAAGAAGATTGTTATACTTAGCATTACTGTCAGAAAGAGCTTTGTTCTTATCATCTGTTATCCTTTTTATTTTATCTTGCAACTGAACTTCAGCTAAATAAGCATTGTCCTGCAGCTTGATTGCTTGTTTACTATACTGTACTACTAATGAGTTACGTTCGTTGATCACAGCTTGTTCTACAGCGTTGTTAAGTGTGTTAACGTGCCAAGCATAAGCTGCGATTACTAATGTTAGTACTGCCGTGATTTTAATTAAGGTTGCATACATTGTTTATATTCGTCCTGTCTTCTGTTGGTTAATCCTTTTAATGGTTTCCCTTGAAATTTATCCCACTTCAGAATCTCAGCACATGCACCTTCGTAATCATACTGGTTTAACTTACGTGTTAATGTGCTCTTACAGAAAGCACTTACGCCTATATTAAAACTAAGTGAAGTAAATGCATCCGCTTGATTCTCAGTTACTGGAACCATGATACACTTACCGATACCTGTACGATAACTCCAGAGTTCTTTTGTTAGTCTAACGTCAGCTTGTTCACGAGTAATGGTATCTCCCATTCGAACAGGAGAACCATCTTCTCTTTTAGTAAATCCGACACCTACTGTTGGTACATCACCGGGCACTGGAATATAAGCTTTATCCCTGAAACCTTCATGCTTTACAACACCAGTAATCAAACCTGCACTAATCAGGAATGCTACTATTTTCTTTTTATTATCCATTGTATTATTCCTGATTTATTTAGTTAAACAAGACCTGTAAATTTAGCTATAAAATATACAGCAGCAGTAGCAGCACTCCATACGATTGTCATCACCCATTTAGATGTTAACTTTTGTAAGGGTTCTTGCTTTTCAAGTTCCTCTACTCTACGTTGAATATTATCTAATTGATTAACTACTCTACTGAAGTTATCATTAGTGTGAGACTGTCGTTCTTCCAAGAGAACAAGCTTAGTAATAGCGTTTGCAATTTCTTTCATAGAATCTCTCGTTGACTCTTTTAGATCATTTACATCATCATGCAGATTAGTTAAACGGTCGATAACTACTTGAATATTTACGTCCGTATTTCGTCGCTTGTTTGGTTCCATATCACTCATGTTTAATTCTCTTTACTATCTAAGGTTTGTTCTGGTACTCTTCTGGATATTGAACCCGTGCTAGTTCTTTTTTATATGCGTTATAACAATGGTTTGGGCCTTGCCAAAAGAACATTAAATCAATAACAGGCATCATAAATCCCCAGAATCTACCATCCCTGTGCATCCTATAAGACGCAGCAGACATTGTTTCATCTGGAGAACCATTGCACAATACTACGTTTGCTAACTGGTCAATCGCCAGTAAGACTCTTATAATATAATGTGCTTGCATGATCACCCTTTGAACATTTCGTGATCTTCAATTGGAGTATCTAGAATCATCAATGCTCGTCCAGCAGTAAGTAATCCAGCAGCTTCCATTCCAATTACTCCCTGTCGAGTATCCGGGCGAGTAGGATCAATATATGTAGCATCCCGTTGATCTGCCAATGTTGCGCGGATACTAGCAGATAACATTCTGGCTGGCATTGCAGCACTAGGGTCATCTAAAGCAGCAAATTCAATAAGTGCTTTCTCTTGTGGAGTAAATCTATTTCGGAATCCGAGTTTACTTAAGTATTTAACTTGTTCAACTGGAGGTACATAAATTGGTGGAGTAAAAACCCCATTGTCATAAGTCCAACCGGGTCCAGCATTACCACAGAGTACCCATTCACCGTTAACACCATCAGGATCAGTTTCTGATTCGATTACTTGATTAATAATACCATTTACTAATTGTGCGTATCTTTCCATGTTTATGCTCCAAAGTCCCAAATTTCAATATAACCACCCCGACCTGCTGCGTTCATTCCACCACCCGCACCATATGCATCTGAAGCAGGAGCGTTACCAGTAGTCCCACCTTTACCATAGAAAGAGTTGCCACCAGAGTTGTTACCTTGTCCATTACCAGAACGTGTTGATAAACCACTCATACCATTGGCACCAAGGAAGATAGCACTATTTGTCGTAGCTACAGGAAAACCTGCAACCATCCCCGGATTACTAGCATTTCCACCCATTCCTCCGGGGACACCATTAAATCCAGAACCTCCTATTGCAGTAGTTCTAGTTGCATCAACGTTACCAGCAAGAATTGATAAAACCCCACCATACATGAGAGTATTTGTACCAGTAGTATCGGATATACCACCCATTGCAAGGTAGGGTCCAAACGTACTATTAGAACCGTTATTAGCCACAGCGCCACCAGCACC